TTTAAGCGGAGAAAAGATTCGCGGCTTTCGGGCAAACGTTCTGGTGCTTGACGAGTACCTTTTGCTTCCCGAGGAAACTATTAAAACAGTCCTTATGCCTTTCTTGGTTGCCCCTCAAGACATGGCGGAAAGAATAAAAGTTAGAGAAATAGAGGACTCGCTGATTAAGTCTGGAAAGATGAGGGAAAAAGATCGTATGGTTTTTGAGAATAAATCAAAAATGATAGCTTTATCTTCTGCTAGTTATAGCTTTGAAAATTTATACAAAACATATAAAGAGTGGATTGGGAATATTTATTCGGACGACATTTTAGACTCTAAGTATTTTATATCTCAAATGGGCTACGGCTCTATTCCCAAAGACATGATCGATGAAACGATTATTGAAGAAGCTCAAGCCGGAGGCGCATCCTCCTCTTCTTTTCAGCGGGAATACTGCGCGCAGTTTACTGATGGAAGCGATAGTTATTTTAGCGCGAAAAAAATGCACGAATGCACAGTGCCCGACGGAGAAGCTCCGCATTCAAGAATAGCCGGGAGCCCCGACAAAGAGTATATTCTAGCGATTGATCCAAGTTTTAGCAATAGCCCGAGTTCAGATTATTTCGCAATGTCTATACTGGAATTAGACGAAACGTCTTATACGTTGGTTCATTCTTATGCAGTGGCGGGAGGGAACTTAAAGGATCATATCAAGTATTTATTTTACGTATACAAGAGCTTTAACATCAAACTGATTATAATTGATAACGCCGGGTATCAATTTATTGATGGCGCAAATGAATCGGAACTGTTCAGAGAAGCTAAGCTAAAAATTAAGTTTTTTGATTTTAATACCGAAAAAGAAGGTGCTGAATACGAGAAAGAGCTTAAATCAGTCAAGAAGCAATACAATCCTAAAGATAACGTTGTTTGCTTTAGGCAGATTTTTAGCTCCGATTTCTTAAGAAACGCTAATGAATACTTGCAGTCTTGTATCGACCATAAAAAAATATTTTTTGCTTCAAGGACTTCGGCGTTTGGAAGCTTCTTTTCAAGGTCTACATCGTTAAAGATCCCGGTCAACCTCACTCCATTTAGCGATATAGGAGAGTTAATCGAGGCTCAAGACGATCTGATTTATCAGACTAAGAAACAATGCGCTTTAATCGAGGTAAAGTCGACAGCCAAAGGAACACAAACCTTCGACCTCCCCCAGCATCTTCGCCGAAGTAATTCTGCGAACAGGGCCAGAAGAGATAACTATACGACTTTAATGTTGGGTAATTGGGCTGTAAAGGCTTATAATGACCTTAGGGACGTAAAAGTTGAAGAAGTTAATACGACTTTTGTTCCAAGGATGATTGATTAAGTGTAATTTAAAATTAAAATGGCTGTAAAAAGAAAAGCTAAGGGCGAAAGTTCTCTTAATGAGCCGCTAATGGCTGGCGGGGAAGCTATGGAGACCGTTGCGTCTACTAGATCTAGAAGGAACAAGGCCGGGTCTATCGAACGTACGGATAGATATCGAAACATAGATGATGGGATTATTCCATTTCGCTATACCCAAGGAGTTTCCAGTAACTCTAGTCTTGATATAAGGGATACTATAGTGCTTTGCCAGAAGGCTTATTATAACTTTTCAGTCTTTAGGAACACCATAGATCTCATGACAGAATTTTCCATGAGCAATCTATATCTTACGGGGGGAAGCAAGAGGTCTAGAGATTTTTTTAACGCTTTGCTTAAAAAGATAAATATTAACAATTTGCAAAGTAAGTTTTTTCGCGAGTATTACAGATCAGGCAACGTTTTCATCCATAGGTTTGACGCTAATCTTTCGCAAGAAGATATTACGAAAATGACCCAAACTTTTGGCTTGGTTTCGGACGCTTCTCACTCTTTGCCCGCAAGGTATATCATTCTAAACCCTGCCGATATTCAAATCACAGGAAACATCACTTTTACCTCAGGAGAGTTTAGGAAAATATTAACTGATTACGAGTTGGAAAGGTTGCGCAACCCTAAAACAGAAGAAGATGTTCAAGTCCTTGAGAGCCTCGACCCAGAAACTATAAAGAAGATTAAAGGAGAAAAGAGAAGGCCTGCCAGTAACGCTGTATCTATTCCTCTTCCTGTTGAAAAAATGACAGCGGTCTTCTACAAAAAACAAGACTATGAACCTTTCGCTGTCCCGATGGGTTACCCTGTTCTAGAAGACATCAACTGGAAGCAAGAGATGAAAAAAATGGACATGGCCTTAACTCGCACCACGAACCAAGCTATCTTATTGGTGACAATGGGTTCCGACCCCGAGAAAGGCGGGGTTAACCAGAAGAACCTTCTCGCCATGCAGAAGCTTTTCGAAAACGAGTCTGTCGGTAGAGTTTTGATTTCCGATTATACAACTCAAGCCAAATTTGTAATACCCGACATCGCTGGTATTCTGGATCCCAAGAAATACGAAGTGGTCAATCATGATATTCAAATGGGTTTGAATAATATTCTCTTGAGCGATGAAAAATTTGCAAACTCAAGTATCAAAGTTCAAGTCTTCATGGAAAGGCTTAACGAAGGTCGAAAAGTTTTCATTAACGATTTCTTAACTCCAGAAATTAAGAGACTGTCTAAAGAAATGGGTTTCAAAAACTACCCGACTCCTCATTTTGAAGATTTAGATTTAAGAGACAATTCTGTTTACGCTAGAGTATACAGCAGGCTAATAGAACTAGGAGTTTTGACTCCCGAAGAAGGGATTCAGGCTATAGAGTCCGGCCGCATGCCGACTACGGAAGAATCGCTAGAGTCTCAAGAAAGGTTTAAATCGCTCAGAGACGAAGGCTTATACGAGCCGGTTTTGGGTAATAAGCAAATCGAAGTCCCGAAAGAAACGCCTAACCAAAATAACAAAAAGCCGGTACCACAACAAAAGGGAAGGCCGCAGGGAACCGGTAGGCCAAAAGAAACCGATAAGAAGAACCCAATAGGCTTAAAAGCTTCGTCCAAGTTCAGCTTATCAAGAATTCAAGATAATCTAAATCTAGCGGATAAGCTTAATGTTGAGGTCGAATCAGCGTTAAGGCAATTACACAATCGCAAACGCCTTAATAAGACGCAAAAAGAAATTGCTCAACAGATTTCTAATATAGTTATTCATAACGAGGACCCAGAAAACTGGCTGGCTAAAGCTGGAAGATATGCGGCTGAACCGACCGACAGAAACGAGAAAAGAGTAAAAGAGATCCAGTCTATCGCTTACGAACATCAGGTAGACGATTTTCTCGCTGGTATACTATACTACAGTAAGTATGATGGAGAATAATGTCGAGAATTATTTACAATGCGGAAGGACTCTTCGTAGGGCCATCTGGGAATAACTTCTTAAGTTATATAGGTGGGGCGCCCCACAATAACTACTCCAACCCTCTAGTTACTCACAATTTAATCAAACCAATAGACAGGGTGCAAGCCCTCTCTTACGATATTAGCATCCCTCATACTCAGGTCAGTCAGATGAATACTAGATCTGTAATTGACCGTCCGATAATTAATCCGCCTCAGGTTAATTTTTCTTTTTCTTATTTAGTTGCAGACGTTTCAAACGAGTCTAAAATGGGGCTTTATGTAAATTTCCCACAGTACGAAGAGCCTTTTTCTGGCGCTCCTTTTTTCGCCAATAATACTGGACATACTTTATTGTCTGGTTTTGTCGACGAGGAAGAGCATGCGGATTATTATTATCAAGCAGGAACGTACGATCCGTTTTTTCCCGCTAGAACTTATAGAGATAGAAAAAACTTTTACTTAGCAGTAAGAGGGGACCGAGAAGATTTGCATACAGGGGAAAAGCTTGAAGATCTCACGGCTAGAGATCCTCAAGAAATGGCAGATCCAAACGCTACCGGATATAATGTTATTTCTTTTGGTCGTTGCTATATGACCTCCTATTCGACGCAAGCTGCCGTAAACTCTTTTCCCAAGGTTGACGTTTCTTATGTCGGGGAAAATATAATGTTTGAAACGAGCGGTAGTGGGTTTATGAGCCCCACAATAGAGCCAAAAAGCGGAAATCAATTTTCCGACATGCACGTAATACTCCCGAAAAGAATAGAAAGGAACCCAGTAACAGTGGTAAAGCCGGGAGATATTAACTTTTCAGTAGACTCTTTTTCTGGAATAGGTATCGATTTCAATAATTTGCACCTTGAATCTTATGTAATATCTTTTGATATCCCTCGAAGTAGCGAGAGTAATTTGGGATACAAATTCCCTCTTACTAGAAAAGTAAATTTTGTCGCTCCAGTAACCATAAG